TCACCCAGTCAATCTGACTGACCGTCGCCGTTCGGTTTTCTTAACAAACAACAACATCAACCTAGTCCGAGGTTGGTGTCAGTCGTTCCGTACCTGGCACCGGTTGCGGTTAAACCTTCCGGTACCGGTTCAACGTCCCCATCACGTCGTACATCGCCTGCGCGTAACCAGCGCGCCAGTGACGGTCATCGCTGCCGACGCCGTCACTGATCGCACTAGCCACACTCATTTCGGTTGCCTCATCCAATATCTCCTTCAGCGCCACCCAGATTCCGCTGGCGTCGTCTAGCTGCTGAAGATGCTTCTTGCGTTGTTCCTCGTTCATTGCTGATTCACCGGCTGGACGCCGATGCGCCCGATCATCGCGTTCTGTTCCTGCGCCACCGACTGCTGAAGGTTCTTGCCGTAGTTATCCAGCAACGCCTGGAACCGTTCGTCGCCTTGCAGCGCCTCCTGATACTTCGGGTTGTTGCCGACAATCTGCTGCATGAACTGCATCTTCATCGCTGCGGTTGGGTCGTTCTCGGTGTAGGCGGCCTCGTTCCCCAGCGCCATCAGCGCGATGTCTTGGTTGACCTTGTCGAAGGTCTTCTGCGCCGCACCACGCTGGTCTGACAGCACTGACTGACCCAGAACCGGGTCAACCATCGATACCGCAATCGACATCAGCTTGGCGCGATCCACGGTGCCGGCCGAGTCAATCGGCAGTAGGTCGATGATGGCCTTCATCTTGCCAATCACATATTCGCTGTCCAACTCGCGCACATCGAACTTCACAGCGAAGTCGTAGGCGCCCTGAATCTCGGCCTGGCTGGATGGCAGACCCGGACTCATCCCGGCAATGCGTTGCAGTTCCTCGTCGCCGAGGTATTCCTGCACCAGGCGGAACATCTGCGTGAATGCCTCCGACCATGTCGTCATGTACGAATCCACCATCGCCTGCATCTTCGCCTGCGCGATGACCGGGTTGGTGTTGTCGTTCAAGCGGCCGAAATATTGATCCGCCTGGCGTTCGACGTAAGCGATCACATTCAATGCCTCATTCGGGTTGCTTTTAGGCGGATCAAGAAACTTGACCTCGCCTGGCCGCATCTCTGGCAATTCGCTGCCGGGTTGCAGGCGATACACCTGACCCATCCTTGCCGGCACCGTCAGCGGCGGGAACACCATCAAGCTGGCGCGGTCGTACAACATATCGCGCTGGCCTTTGATCTCGTTCTGCCATGTATGGACAATGTCAGGCACACCGCGGCTGTCGATCAGCTTGCGTGCGACGTTCTCCCGTCGATACACCACAAACGGATACTGGCCGGCCATGTGATCCAGAATCGTGTCCTTGCCGTGCGACGTGCTGATCTTCGGGTTGAAGACGGTGCAATGGACGTTCAGCACGCCATCGTCGTCGATCTCCTTGCGGTAGGCATAGATCACCTCGTACAAGCCTTCGGTCGCGCCGGACTGCGTGAAACTTTCCGACAACGGTTCCTGGTACACGCTTGGATAGGCGTCCTGCGCGTTCAGCACATCCTCGACCCACTTCTCGTCGTAGTCGTAAACGCTGACCAGTTCGCGCATCTCAAATTCCGTCATCCATACGCGGCGGAAGACGTGGTTGGTTGACTGCAACTCAACTGTCTCCGGCGGAAAGAACACCTCGTCAAACGGCTTCAGTGCCACCACCTGCGGACAATTCTTGGTGACCACGTCGGTCGGCAACTCGGTGGCGCCGTCCTCGCGCAGTTCGCGCACCAGCTTCTTGGCGCGCCTGCGTTTCAGTCCCAGTTCCGCCTCCAGCACCTCCGCCGCCAAGTCGTTCTGGTCTGGGTCGGCGATCATCCCCGGCAATTGGCCAAGCGCAGAATCTTCGCCTGCCTCTGATGCAATCCGAACCAAGTCTTCCATCGTGATCGGCATCATCTTCTTGGTGACCTCGCGGTCCCATTTCACATGAAGAACGCCAAAGCCGTATTGCTGTCCATAACTCGCCAACAAGCTGGCTTCCTTTCGCAGTTCGTTCCGCAGCTTGTTGTCCCGATAGTAGCGCAGCAGCGTGGTAACAACCTCGGCCTGTGCCGCGTCGCTGACCTCCGTTGGCGATGCGCGAAGGATTCCGCGCTGAAATGCCGTGGTCAGTATCTCGCTGTTCTCGGTACAGACCATGTCCGCCAGTCGAACTCGCGTGTCGCTGGCGCCATCCCAAGGAAACACCTCCTTGTTGTCGTTGTTCTGGTGTTTCTTGCCGTCGTCATCCTGGCCGGCCCAGGAACAAAAGCGCACGTCATCGGCGCGTGTCCGGCGATAAGCCAAGTCATTGTAGCCGCCAGCACGGTTGTACTCGCGGATTAAGTCACTAATTTCCATTCTATGTTTCCCTCCCGTTTGAAATAGTCGTCAATTGATTGACGAATAAATTTTCGTTTCTGTTTCAGCGGAACGATGAACCGGATGTCGCCGTCATCGGCCAAGGCATCCAGTTCAATCAATGTCAGTCCGCTGTATTCCATCGCCTGTGCGGTGGATAAAAGTTTAGGCCAATGCATTGTAATCCTCGTCCTCGTCCTCGTCCTCTGGTTCGACGCCGTGCAGTTCGCACAAGACCTCGAACTTCATCGAGTCCAACACGCCGACAATCCCGATAAGCGTTACGTCCAGTTCCTCCCGCGCCCAGTCCAGCACCGACTCAATCTTGGCGTTCAGGATGTCCAACTGGTCTGACTCGTTCATACGGCGTTTTCTCCTTTAACACCTGCCGTTTCTTTTCTGATCAACGTACCAACCGGGAGGGACAGAGGCGACCGGCCTGTCTTTTCGCAGATGCTTACGTCAACCTCCCTGTAAGCGCCCTCCTTGTGGAGTTCCCAGATTTCCTTCAGCAGTTGTTTTATCGATTTCCGCGTAACGTAATCGGTCTTAAACACATGAACCCATTTTTCGGGATTGTTTCGGTGCGGCTTAACGTCAAACCGGTAACCTTCACCCAGCTTTGCCTCTGTTTTAAGTTCTTCAATTTTGTTGGCTAATCGCATGATTTCCTTTCGATTCTCCATTGTCCGGGTTCAGTAGCTTCCTCCTCCGCGCTGTTCCAAACAGCCTTCCTCGACCATCAAGTTGTCGTCTGTCGCCAGGTAACGCAGACAGTCTATCGGGTCTTTGCAGGCGCCGCGGTCGCCATCGGCGTGCGTCCACTCGCGCATTGCATAAATCAAATTCGGACACTTGTCCGAGATGTACAGCCGCGGATAGTTCTCGTCGTCCACAGACCGTGTCTGGTCGTAGTACAGCAGGTCATTGATCAGCGCCACGCCTTCATCGATGTGCTTGCCGGGCGCCGGATAGAAATGCATCGGTTCCTCGCCGTTCTCGTCCAGGTGCAGCTTGTCCAGGATGCAGTTGCCATCCAGCGTGCGGTTGCTGGCGGCACGCGGATCGATCAGGCGCAGGAAGATTTCTTCGCCGTCCTCGACCTCCTTGATCAGCCGCTTGTACTGCCAGATGGCCAAGCCGCCGCCGCCGGATTTCTGCGCCGGCCCAGGCGATCCATCTGCTTTGTGCGACGGAATCGTCCAATCACCGCACGATCTGTCTGGAAATTCTCGGTAAATGAAGACGCGATCATCGACCACCCGCGCCCAAAGCATAAACCAGTTCCGGCTGCCTGCCGGGTCGGCAACCATGTAATTTACCCCACTCGTTGGCACTTTTGCATGGCTGACGATGTGATCGTCGTTGAACCGCGGGAACTGTGCGCCGCTGGTGGCCGTGGCCCAGCCGTAGGCGCGCACCATCACCTCGCCGTCGTGCAGGCCGTGGACGCGCTTCTTCAGTTCCTCATACGGGTTGTACGGATTCCACTTGGTATGAAACCAGATCGCGCTGGCACGCGGACGACGACACCGCATCCTGTACGGCATCTTGCCTTCCGGCCCGGCCGGCAGGTTCTTGCCTGGCAACAGTTCGCTGGCGCGCCACTCGGTCACCTCACCGCCGCTGATCATGTCCTTCACCGTCATGCTGTATCCCTCGATTGGCGTGAAGCTGACAATCAACTTGCCGGCGCGGGTCACGAGGCGGTAGCGCAACGGCTCCAGCAAATCCATCGGCACCAGTTCGTCACACCAGATAAGGTCGGCCTCCAAG